TATTCATTGAATAACCTCTATATCCTCTTCTTTTTAAATAGTAAAGCAATCTAGGCTTGTTATTCTCTGCTAATATTGGCATACCGTAAAATACTAAAGCCATTAATACATCTTCAAAAAATATCTCTGCTGTTTGAGGCCTAGCTATATATTCTAAAAAGAAATGACTAGGTGGAACATCTTCCATTGAAAACTTTGTTAATCCGTGTAAAGCTCCTTTAGAACCTCTACTTTCATCAACTGTTCCTGATATATCGTAACTATCACAACCAAAAGCACCACAATGTTCGTTACCTGGGTATTTAACTCCATTCTTTATAATCACACGATTTTGAAGATTTAGCGGAGGAATCCAAGAAATTAAAAATCTACCGTCTTTATTTGGTACAAACATCACTTTGCTGTCTTGCACACCGTTCTCCCATTGAAAACTTCCTTGTGTTAAAACATTTGAGTTTCTTAGATCATCATTATAATCTATTTGTTCGTATATTTTTGAAAGATTAAATAAAGATTGCTTTGCTTCATCTCTAAAAGCATGTTGCTCTGTTCTTGGAAACTGTCTGTAGTATTCGTTTAATGCATCTTGATCTGATTTTAAACCATCAACTTCATTTTGCCAATGCTCAATAACCCCATAATCAATCCACATATCATCTGCTCCTTTAATAGGCTGCTCCGGCGTTAAGAAAACAGGCATACCAAACTTATCTATAAAACCTTCAAAGTTCCATTCCATTGGTATAAATAAAGAATATAATCCAGAACTTGTTTGACCATTACGGTTACGCTTAGTTACATCTGAACTATAATATAATTTCTTAAAGTTTTCTCCTCCTTTATCTAAAGCGTTAGAAGTAGATCCCATCATACATTTACCTACGATCTTACTACCTAATCTAACACACGTTTTTGTAACCCGCCAGTTATTTAGAATGTTATCCGGTTTTTCCCATTTACCACTTTCATCATGAACTAATAATCTTAACTTTTCACCATCATAGCTATTGTCTCCAGTATTCTTCCAGTCAATCGTAGTATCTAATCCTTCAAGCTCTTCTAATTGTTCTTGAGCATCTAATTTTCTTCTTGTTAATTTTGATGCAGGTATTCTATAAGCTAATTCAGTTTTCGGACGGTCCATACCATCTTGAATTGGTTTAAAGAAAAAAGGATAGTTTATTGATATAGGTACAACCTTATCTGTAAACATTTTCTTTGCATCGGCTCCTGACTTAGATAGTATTCCATATCTTGTATCAGAACTTAATGTAGCTTGGTTAACTAATTCAGCAGATGACATAAATGAAAATCCTGAACGTCTATTCTTTAAATAGCACATACCATAACATCTATTGTCTGCTTTACAAGCTTCCCAGAATATGAAGAATATTCTATTTGATTCACGGAAATCAGGAGCTCCAACATCAATCTTGCTCCATTGTAAATACATATAATGTGTACCAGTTATGTAAGTTGGTACACCATTGTTATAAAAAGAAAAACCTTCTTCTCTGTATTTGAATTCCATATCAATAAAGTCATACCAATTTTCTTTGAATTTATCTGGGTATTTATTCCAGTCAAATACACTTTTGATACGCTCAAGCTCCTTTGGATATTTGGCTTGTTCCCAATATTGTTCTTCTTTTTTAGTAGATCTTTTGTAAGCATTTTCAATATAAGGTAATGCAATCTTTAAATTTTGTATTTCTACAATTTCTCCAATCTTACCAGTCTTGCTTATAACAACTACATCATGATCTTTATTATATCCGTATTCCCATTTCTTACCTTTATTAAGTCTACTTATAATTGAAGGCTTAATATGGTTATCTAAAATGGTTATTAAATTTTGCTCGTACATTATTTAGATCTCCCTTCCGCGAAACCTTTCCAAACTTTTGCTGCTTTTTCGCTTGATTCTTGTACCTCTAATTTTTGTCTTTCTTCTTCAATACGATTAAGTATTTCAAAAGCATCGAAGATAGCTAACTTTTTTGTTGCTGCGGCATTCTTTAATTTATCAGCAGCCAAATCATCTTCCCCATTATCTAAGATAGCTTCTTCAGCAACCTTAATAAGTTCCAATACCGCTTTGTGCCCAGCTTGGATTATACTCTGCTTCGTCTCCTCTATATTCATATTTAATTACAATATCATTTGATTTCATACAGTATAATCGTTTACCTTCTATAATAAATTCAAATTCTCCGTATGGTTTATATCCTACTAAGTCACCTGGCACTATTTTCGCTTCATTTAAGGAGCTATTACCATATTTTAGTATTCCAATAAGTCTTTGCTCTTTTTCTAAGCTAAAACTGTTATTATTTTTTATAGGTTGTATGAAGCAACGGTCGCCAAAAGCTTTCCAATTACCAAAATCGCCATATAAATATATCTGATCAAAATCTACAAAATACTTGTCTTCGTCAAAGTATGATCTACTGTTCTTTGGTTTACCCTTCATATCATAAAATCTTCTAAAAACATTATGATGTATTATTACTTTGTCACCAACTTTAATATCAGTTGTTCCAAATAAAGGTACAGCTAAAACTTCAGCTATATTATTAACAGCTTTAAAAGATTCAATCGATGTGTTAACAACCAAATCTTTATCACCAACTTTAACTGTATTGTCGTATCTGTTACCTACGGGTTTAACAATAAAGCTAAATGCACTTCTCATTAGTATTCTAAATCATATTCCACTGAAATAGCCATGTGACTGTTAAATTTCTTCCACGGCATAACTTCATCACTTTTCTTTATATAAATATTGTATGAATTATCAACTTCCTCAAATAGTATATGGGAGATTTTATGTCCCCCGTATACTTCTTGATTTACTGAATAGTGCATTGCTTCATTCTTATAGTCAGCTCCAATACTTATTTTTCTAATGACATTAGCCATTACTTTCTTCCTTTTCGATTTCAGTATAACTACCGTCTTCTAGGTTAATATTAATAGCACCATATTCAGATTCCAATTCTGATTTAAAATCCTCAACTTCTTTATTGACTTCAGCAACTTGATGTAATAACGAATGCTTTTGTGTTTCTAGAACACCTATGTTCGTTAACAATACATTTAAGTCTTTTTGTTGAGCAACGATTTTTTCTAATTGATCTTTCTTAATAGTTTTTGTTTCCACTTTTTTCATTTTACTTGATTTAATTGTTAATAATTAGTAGCAACGTACTGGAGTCGAACCAGTTTAAGCGGGCTTATGAGACCCGTGAGATACCTTACCTCCCACCTGCTATCAGTTTATTTTTTAAATAATCTATTATATAAACTTTGTTTCTTTATTGGCACTTCTAAAACAACGCTCCCAGGAAACTTATAATTATTCCCTGGTTGCATTACTTTTTTATTACCTTTATTATCTATGCCTAATACCGGAAAATCTACACCTTCCATTGTTATATCTCCGCTTGGTATAATGTTGTATGCTCTGTTCTTGTCAGGACTATTTCTTTTATAACCTTTTGTAGATATGTTTTTCATTTAGCAAGACTTCTTTTTTAATTTACTCATTTGCATAGCTGGAGATTTTCTGTTAGATTTTGTGTCCATTTTGCCTTTTTGCGGTCCTGTTGGCCCTTCTCTCTTAATTCTACCTCTATCTCCGGCTAAACTGGTACCCTCTGCTTTTCTTTGGCTTGGAGTCATATCTTTCAATCTTTTTTGTTCTCTTTCTTTGGCCTTAGGATCAATGTACTGTTTCATTGGCGTTTTTGACGCTTTTGGTTTTGCAGTTGTAGAAGTCATTGCTGGTTTTTTAAATGCACCTTTTGACATTTGTTTAGCAGGCGTTTCAGAAACTTTAGCTCTAGTTGCATTTATTAAAGCTTGTTTTTGTTTCTCACTTAATTTTTCAGTAGGCGTTCCTCCTCCAAAAGCATTAAGTACTTCTGTTTTATTAGATCTTTGCGTATCTGTAATTAATTTTGCTCTGTCATATTCAGCTTTTAATTTTTTTCTAGCATTAGGGTGTGTACCTTTAGATTCCGCTATTACTTTTCCAGCTCCATCTATAATTCTATCGTTTTGACCCTCACCTCCAGGTAAATATTTTTTTTCATAAGCGTTTGGCTTAAGTTCGTTTGTAGCAAAGTTTCTTGTCATTCCTGCTTCTTTGTCTCTTTTTGCATATCCTGATGGATCCGCTTTCACTTTAGCTCTACTCTCTTTCTCTTTCATCATACCATAGCCGGTTTTTTCAACATCACCTGTCTGGTACATTGGAGATTTGCTCATTAATGTAGGAGAAATACCTCTCCCTGTTTTTGGCATATTACCTCTGCCTGGAGTCATTTTAAATGGAGTTTTCATTTTGTTTATTTTTTTTAGTTGTTTTTTATTCTTTTATATATAACCTGACCAGGATGTTCACTAACTATGTTGGCCACCATAGTATCATTATCTACAATTATAAATTTAGTTATTGATTCAAAGTCATTTGGTTCAAAATATGCTTTTACATATAAAGCCCCTTTTGTAATTTGATAACTTATAACATCAAGTGGTCTTCCACTAGTTGATGAAACTTCTTGAATAATAAATTCTTTTTTATCTGTAAAAGAAAACAAAATCTCCGTTGCTTCTCCATTTGATGTCCATTCTCCTTTTAAAAATTCTTTACTCATTTTTTGAGCGTTAGAGAATAACGATAATGTCAATGCTGTAATAATAAATAAATTTCTCATAATGTATATATTTAATTAGATTAGTATTAATATATATATTACGTATAATATTTACTTTTTATTGTTTTGCATAAGCTTCTTGTTCCCATGGCAATTTCTTACTACCCTCTTTCATTGTAGCTCGAGGGTATTTTTTACCTTTCCAGAATACATACGAATCGTTGTAATCTAAATCACCCCTATTCATTTGATCTAAATGAACTTTCTCATGAGAGATTGTTTTATTCTTTTTTAATACAGCAGGCGAAACATTTTTATTTATAAGTATACTACCTTTATTTGTAGCCATGCCTAAAACATCATCACCCATATCTTGTTGATAGATAGGAGTGTTATCAATTTCGTATGGACTTCTTAGTTTGAACGCCATAAGTTTATATATTAATTGTTCTCTTCTTTTTTACCACCTATATGCATCCACTTATGTAATGTATACCCTATTGATACCAATAACAAAGTTATTTTTAGGAATGGTTCTATTGCTGTCATACTTAACATTAATGACACTGAGTTTAGAGTATAAAGCTTCAAATCCGTAAATGTCATTTTTTATCTTCTTTTAGCACGTTGCGTAATAGGCTCAAGTGGTGCGCCTCCGCATCCACAATCTAATTTTAATTTCATACCATTTTTACCTCCGCTAAATCCTTGTCCTTTTGGATAAGCAGACATATCTAATGGTCCGTCCCATAAATGGTTTAATCCAGATACACCAGGTTTCTCCATTTTAACTAAGTGCGGGTCGATTGTTTTATTATTCATCATATCTTTGTTGTTTAGTAATTACATTTGAGGTTCTTGAGCTGGATCCATACTTGACATTGTTCTATCAAATGAATTTTCCATACCTGTTCCGAATACACCCTTAATTGTTGATGCATTTTGTGGACTAAATGGCACAG